CGGCGATGAACAATCCCTTGCTGGGCTCCAGCCTGTTGCGCAGCTGGATTTCCGTGAGATTCACATAAGCCGCCACACGCTCGTCGTCGATGGAGTCAAGATGAATGAACCGCATTGCCCGTATTCCGCCAATCTTTCGTCAGATACAAGAAAACCCCTTGTCTCCAAGGGGTTTATTCCGGTGTCCGGAGCGGGACTTGAACCCGCAACCGCACATCCTGAAACCCTTGATTTTCCAAGGCTTACGCGGTCAGTATACCCTCCCGTGCCCACATGTTGCCCACATTCGCGTCGATGAGCAGCCGGTTCATGCTCTCCGACACCGCGTCCAGATCGTCGTCGAACAGGTCCGCGTACACGTCCAGGGTCATGGCCGCGCTCGCGTGCCCGAGCTGCCGTTGGACGGCCTTGACGTTCGCGCCGGACCTGACCATGAGGCTGGCGGCGGTGTGTCGCAGATCGTGGACGGTCATGCGCGGCACGCCGGCCGCGTCGCATGCGCGCGTGAACCAGCTGGATCCGGTCTTGGGCGAATCGACCTGCATGATATAGCCGGTCGGACTGGTCGGATCCGCGAACAGCAGATCATCGTCCCCCTTGCCGCGTACTGGCAGCAGCGGGCCGAGCATGGCGGGGAACATGACGGTGCGCAGTTCGTGGGTCTTCGGCGTGCCGACGACGATCCGCCGGCAGACTTCGGTGGCGCTCTTGTTGATGTCGAAGCGGCGCCGGTCGAGGTCCACGTCGCGGATGGTCAGGCCGGTCGCCTCGCCCCACCGCAGGCCGGTCAACCCGAGCGTCAATACGAACACCCTGTAGGGGCCGCACGCGTCCGCAAGGGCGAACAATTGCCGGGCGTTCAGGTAGGTGTGGCGTGTGCGCCGTGGTTTGCGGGGCAGGCTGACGCCGCGCGCGGGATTATGGGGGATGAGGTTGTCGGCCACGGCGTCGTCGAGGATCCCGGCGAGGATGCCGTACGCCCTGAGGACGACGCTCGCGCTCTTCGCCTTGCCGTCGACGCGCCCGTGTGTCATGTCGCCGACCCACTGCTGCACGCCGGCTCGCGAGACCTTGCCGATACTGATGTTCGCCCAATACGTGGCCACGTACTTGCGCCATGAGCCTTCGAGGTCGTCGAGGTAGCTGGGTTTCGCGTTCACCTTCTTCTTCGCGATCCACGCCGGCCACAGGTCGCCGATCGTGCTCTTCGCGCTCGCCGGGTCCACGTAGGAGCCTTTGGCGATGGCGACGGTCACGTGGTCGGCCTCCCACAGTTGGGCGTCCTTCTTGCGTTTGAAGCCGCGGCGGTCGGTCTGCGTGCCGTCGGGCTTCCTGTATCTGACGCGGTAGCGGAGTTCGCCGCTTCCCGTTCTGTAGGTGGATATCGACATTTGGGTGTGCTCCATCCTCCGCTTCGATGCTAGGATGGCGAATCGAAGCGGCTAAAACTTTCCAAGGTTGACGTCTGTCTTCACCGCCCTTCACGGCGTTGCCGCGCCGTGAAGGGCTTTTTTCGCGTTTCATGCGGGGATCATGTCATGCAGCATGCTCCTGTAGTCCTCGACGATCTCCTGGGTGACGTTGAGTTCGCTTGCGATCGGGCCGGGTTTGCCGTCCCAGATGGTTTCGGCGGTCGCGTACTCCAATGGGCTGATGAGGCGTCTGGCGGTTTCCAGGCGTGTGCGTCGTTCGTGCCGGTTGCCGATGACGCCGGTGCAGGTGGTGTCGCCGTGGAGCCAGTGGACGAGCTCGTGCATGAGCGTGCAGCGTTTGCGCGTGTAGGTCATGCGCCGGGCGATGAGGATCAGCCGCTTCGACTCGTCGTAGAGTCCGTACGTCCTGTCGGGGAGCAGGGCGCTGCATACGCGCACGTCCAGGCCGAGGATCGCGTTGCGCATCTGCCCATAGGTCAACTGCGACAGGTCGGGCAGGAAACGCTTGTCTGTGATCATGTATCTCCTTTCGACTACTTCGTGTGCTCGATTGGTGAACACATGGCGTGTATCGACGACATCTGTTATATTGTTGAACCCGTAAGGTCAACTTGAGTGGATTACAGCTGGGTTCCCGAATGGGAGTAAGACTTTGGGTCGAGAATTCCTTTGCTCCTGGGGTTGGCCTTTCACTGTCTTTGCATGCGCGATATCTTCTCCTTCAGTTTCCGGATGACGTTTTCCGGGTCCTTGGTTATCTCGTCGACGATGAAGTTGGCGGCTGACTCCGAATAGATGTAGGAATGCTGTCCGTTTCTGCGTTCCTTGGGCGACGAACGATCGAACGTGTATCGCTCGTCCTGCTTCATTGAATAGCATTTGACGAACAGTCCGCAATGGTAGTTGGTGAATCTCGCGTCGTGGTTGTCTCCGTAGACGAAGACCACACCTCGGCGTTTGAGATTGCGGTTGACGAGGGCGATGAGATCCTTCATTCGGTATGGATACCTGTCCGAAGGGTCTATGACCTGCTTGATGATCCGCGCATGAGAATCTGCATTGCTGTCGACGTGGATAGGAATGCCGGCTTTTTTCGACAGGACGAATTCGGTACGGTAATAAGCGGCGTATTTCACGTCGTTCTCCTCGTCGGAGACGTGATCGATCTCCTGCTGTGTGGAGAGCAGCCGTTCGGCGACTTCTGGAGTGTATTTTGCTCGTATGGTCTGCCCGTCGAGATCGGTGCGGTTGACCGACAGCACAAGGTAGTTGTCGGGAATCCTGTCGCAAATCTCTATGCCGTGGTAGGCGCGCAGCTTATCGTCGTAGTTGCGGATGTTCGCCTGGAATATCGGACCATAGGTGATTTCGTACTCCTCGACAACGAAGTGTGTGCCGGTGTTACGCAGTTCGTTGATGGACTCGATGTTGAGCCTGACTGGATCCTTGTCGTTCGTCATCGTCTTCTTGATGCAGTCCTCAAGTGACAGCGTGCGCTGGGACTTCCTCGGGTAGAAAATTGATTTGTATCCGTCTCGCTTTATCAGATAGGCTTTGAGCATGAGTTCCCACGCGTTGCACAGGAAGAACGCGCAGCCCTCGACGCGGTAGCGTATCGTGGGCCGGTTGAACAGTTCGATCGCCAGAATGAACGCTTCCTGGGATTTCTCGAGAAGCCGCTCGTAATCCCGCTGCTCCTCCGGCTTCAGTGTTTGCGTGCTGTTCGTCATCTCATATTCCTTTGCGTGGGTCGTGCTTAAACGTGTCGGATTCGACACGTTTAACGATTCCTGTCAAACCCGTCGAATTCGAGGGGTTTAGGCGGCGTCGTTCCCTTCGTCGTCGAGTTTGTGGTCGCCGTGGAGTGCGGCGAGACTCACGTCGGGTTTTCCGAGCTTGCTGATGGTGTCGGCGATCTCGTCGTCGGTGACCTGGCGGCGGTCGAGGTCCTTGGGGTCGCCCCGCCAGACCGACCGGTCGGCGAGCGATGGGTCGCGGTCGAGGCGCGCCGCGATCTCTCGGAGAAGCTCATCTGATGTTGCGTTTTTTAAAGAATCGGAAATCCCGAGCATCCTGATATCGCTGTCGTCCAGGAGTCCGAGAGCCACCAACCCCTCAATTGCGGAAACTCCGTACGCCCTGGCAATTTTGACGACGCTTTGAGGGGATAGTTTGTCGGGAAGCTGCCGATAAAGAGAAGCGGGTACAATCCCTGCGTTCTCGGCCACCATGTTTGTGCTGTCGTTTCCGACAGTCCTCTTGTACCAATCTGCAATATTCATATTTTGCATTATGCAATATTTTTCATAAACGCGCAACACGCCGTTTCTTGCAAAGTGATTGACAACTTTCGCAGATGGATATTTAATGATTCACGAAATGATAAATTCATGTTGCGAAACGAGAAAGGTTGATGGTTGCGGTGAGGCTCAGAGACATTCGTACGGGCGACATAGGGCTGGCAGCATGCCTGCTCGTTGATTTCTGTCACGACATGCGGGCCATGCTTCGCGATGCGGATGGCGTCACGGAGCGGAAGGTCAACGATTACGAGGCCCGCATGACGACGAAGTTCTATAAGGAGATCAACTCCCGATCTGCGGAAGCACCTGAGCCGTCGACAAGCCCCACACAACAGCGTTCACGCCAACCTGAGCAAGGAGCGGAATCATGAACTGCTCACGGAAAGTCTTCCATGTTTCGGAATGCTTCGTCTTCGCCTCGGCCACACGCAAGGCGTTGGACAGCCTGTCGAACGCGATTGAAAGTTTGAAATCGCCGGTCAGATCATACTCATCTAATGCGGTGCGGGCTTCGCTGACCAAGCGTGCGATGTACACGACGAGTTCGTCCGGCAGCGAGTCGTCCTCCCTGACGCATTTGATCGCCTCGTCGATCATTTTCGACATCCGGTCACGCGCAGTTTCGGAATATTCGACGGTGGACATGGACATCTTTTCCGCGACGGTCTGCAATCCCATGAGATCGCCATCGGACAACAGACCTTCGGTGTCTTTGAAATTGATTCCGTCCAGACTCCATTTGACTCGCCCAGTATTCGTCGTGAAGGTGTTTATCGCGGAACTCTTCCATCGTGCCAGGCATTGTCTCATGAGGTGCACGTCCATGCCGGCCAGTGCCCACGAATCGATGGCGGATTCCACCTCAGCCAAGGCTGCGACGACGTCGGGGAACTTGTATCCCGCCTCATTTGCTTTGTTCGAGGACCCCATTTCGAAGAAACCCAGTAGGTATTCCGCTGCGTTCATCTGATTCTTCCTTTCCCCGTCGTGTGACGGACTTGTTTTCCGATCAATCTCAAGCCTATCGCGGCGGGGAAGGGACCCAAACCGTAAACCAAACCAATCCCCAGTGAAAGGAGTTGCCCTATGACCGCACAGACGTTGTTCCGTCCTGAATTTTTGGAGCGGACGAAGCGCATGAGCGGGTTGAAGACGGACGCCGCGTTCGCGGGCGCCATCGGCGTCAGCGAGAGCGTGCTGAACAAGGCGAGGAGGACGAACGTGTGCACGCCGGCCATGCTGGTCGGCCTGTGGCGCGCGTTCGGATTCCAGCCCGGCGAGATCTGCTACATTGCGGACGACGGAAAAGAAGAAAAGGCCGTGGATGCCGCCACGGCCCAAACCAAATGAAAGAAGGTAATTCAAATGGCGAAAAACCATGATACCAGCAATGTGGAGCGCATCCCGTTCCACGAGAGCACGCTGCTGGCGCAGCGAATCGATGGTGACGTGTTCACCGCGTTGAAGCCCATCTGCGAAGGCATGGGCATCGACTTCAGTTCGCAGCGGAAGCGACTGCAACAACAGGCGTGGGCAACTGTGGTCATGATAACCACAGTTGCTGCAGATGGTAAGAATCGTGAGCTTTTCGGTGTCAATCGCAAGACGTTGACGATGTGGCTGGCGACCATCGACACCAGCCGCATCAAGGACCCGACCGTCCGCCATAACGTCGTCACCTACCAGAACGAGTGCGCGGAGGCGTTGGACGCGTACTTCAACCATGGGGTCGCGGTCCGTGACCACGATGATCCGGATCGCCGCGTCCGCATCCTGTCGGAGGCGATGCTCATCGCCCAGCAGGAGATGCAGTCCAAGGATCTGACCATCACCCGTCAGCAGCGGGAGTTGGACGAGCGTCGCCCGCTCGCCCTATTGGGCGAGGCGTTCGTCAGCACGGATGGGACGATGAGCGTCACGCAGGCCGCCCGCCACTTCCAGACGATCGACCGACGCATGACCCGCGACATGGTCTACGGCTTGCTGCGCGGCGCCGGCTATGTGGAGACGCACGGGAACGCGCCCACCAAAAAGGCCATCAAACCGGGCTACCTGGTGCAGCGCCAGCACATCCGCGACGACAGGAAGCTCGGCAAACCGTACGCGAGGTTCACCACGAAGGGCGTGAACTGGTTCATCCGCCGTTTCATCTACGGGGACAGCCAGCCCGCATTGGAGGGGGTGGACTGATGGCCGAGTTGGAGTTGTGGTCGCCGCAGGAGGCGGCGGACTGCCTGGGCAGGTCGGTGAAGACGCTCGGCAAGTGGCGGAGCCTCGGACAGGGACCGGCGTATCTGCGCGACGCACTGAGCGGTCGCATCAGCTACGTACCGGACGTGGTGCTCGCCTGGAAGAAGGCGAACCTGCGACGGCGCACGGAGACCATGCTAGGTGACTGCAGGAGGCTCAAATGAGCAGACATCGCAAGACGCCGTCCCCGTTGACGGTGAAGCAACGGCAGCAGAAGATCGCGTTCTGCATCGTCGTGGGCGCCGGGCTCGTCCTGATCGCGGGCTGGGGGTTGGTCTGGTGGCTTGCCGCGCTCGCGGATGGCGTGTTCAGCGTGCTGCACTTCGCGGCGTTCGTGCTTGGCGGTCTGCTGGGCGTGACGCTGCTGTCGATCGCCGACCGCGAGGACGGCGGCGAATAAGGCTTCCCGGTGTCGGACTCGTCACCGGCATCGGGCGGAACAAACAAACAAGTGGGCGTCGCATCCGCGCCTAGGAAACGAGGGGTGCGACGCCCGACATCACATCAGTTGAAAGGAGCATATGGTGTCACAGTCAACAGTAATCGAACCGGACGGCGAGCCGATCCTGGTCAGCCTGCCGGACGGCACGACCCTCGCCATCATCGTGCACGCGCACGTCGAAGAGGGAGAAGGGTCGTGCCCGGTCGTCTCCGACGCGGAGCGCATGCTGCACCGGTACGCGGACATGCTCGACGACCTGAACGACGTTGCGACCTCCATCCTGATGGAGGCGAGCGCGGACGGTCACACCGCATTACAGCGCAGCTTCATCAACATCGGCGGCGCTTCGACGATGCGCTTCCACGAAGCCAGACGACCCGTCGCGGACAAGGTGGGAGAGAAGTGAACGGTTTCACGCTGCTCGTTCCAGGCGAGCCGATCGCCAAGGGCAGGCCGCGCGTCTACAACGGGCACGGCGTCACGCCGAAACGCACGCGCAACGCCGAAAACCGGATCTACGCGGAGTTCCGGCTCAAGTATCCGGACGCCGAACCGTTGCAGGGGCTCGTCCGCGTCGATTTGGAGTTCTGGAAGCCGAAGCGCGGCAAGCCCGACGGCGACAACCTGTACAAGCTCGTGACGGACGCGTTGAACGGCGTCGCCTACGGGGACGACAAGCAGATCAAGGAGCATGAGGTCCTGCAGCGCGAACCCGATCCGATCGTCAAGGGCAGACGTCCAGGCACGTGGCGGAAACGCAAGACGGGGGACCCGCTCACCTGGCACGGCGTCGAATACGAGCCGCACACGTACATCCGCATCACGCCCCTTCCCGAATGGGACCCGAGGAAATCAACCCCAACATCAACTTCAACTCAACTTAAGGAGGAATCATGACGTCGAACACGGATTGGATCGTGCAGACGCTGATCGACGACGAGAACATGCCGGCGGATCTGGCGAGCCTGTATCCGGCCGCTTCCAGGATCGCGGACGCGGCGGCGCAGTTCGTGGACAAGGCGGACCAGGCGATCGAGAAGAAGGGCCTGTTCGGCCGGCAGGCGGAGGTCGTGGCCAAGTGCGTGGACATCTGCCAGCACGTCGTCAAGGAGGGTGCGGCCATCAGCCGTCTCCTGCGCAACCCGCTGGGCAGCCAATCCGAGCTGGACGAGCGGAGGCTCAGGGAGCAGGAGCGGCTGAGGGACGAGGCGTCCGACATCGTGCACGCCGAGGTCGTCCAGGAGCTCGAATCCGGCGACGCGGCGCGTGGGGCGTCGGATGAGTGACACGAGGACGTATATGGCGCGTTGCCGGCAGTGCGGCTGGCTGTCCGACCCGACCACGTTGGACGTGGCGATCGAGACCGCGAACCGGCATCGGCGCCAGATCCGCACTCATGACGTGTCGTGGGTGCCCATCAAGGCGAACATCACCGTAGGAGGAGTGAAGTAATGACAACGACAAGCGAGACACTGTTGGCGCCGCCAGCGCCGCCCAGCATGGACACGGTGCCCGTGGAGCGTCGGGACGAGGCGTTGAAGGCGGACCTGCTGGCCCGCCAGGCCATGCGCATCGCCGACCTGCAGGCCCAGAAGGAGTCCTGCGATGAGGAGATCGACGCGATCAAGCGGCAGATCCTGGACACGCACGAGCCCGGCACTTACCAGGCCAGCGGTCTCAAGGTGCAGGTCAAGACGGGCAGCAGACGGCTGGATGCGAAGAAGTTCGCCGCCGCATACAAACCGACGGAGCATCCGGAGCTGTTCGAGCTCAAGCCGAAGAGCCTGAGCAGTGTGGAGAAGCTGGTCGGAGCCCTGAACCTTGAGGGCATGGTCGTGCAGGGCGCGAGCACGGTGGTGGTCTCATGACCGCGGACATGCGCACCCTCATCCGCAGCGAGGTCGAACGGGTCCTGTTCGCCTACGACGTGCTGCCTGAAGGCGACGACACGATCATCATCGCCGCCACCAGCCTCGACGACCTCACCGGAGAGCTGACCCGGTCGATAGGCCGGATCCTGGAAAGGGGCATCCATGAGCAGCTTCAGTGACGGCGGGTTCGAGATCCGCCGCGAACCGGAACGCGACAGCAAGACCGGAGGCTATGGGTTCGGATTGTGGATCCACGTTGGCGGAGGCCATTACAAGCATCTGGAGATCAGCAAGACCGACGTGATGATCATCCGCCGCGAAGCCGGTCGCGCGTTGAAGGAGCTGGACGATGAACGCCGATGACATCCTCGCCGTCGCCAACGCGCAACGACAGACGACGCCAGACCAGCAGACGGGCGATGACAGCGTGGACGCGGATCTGTGGCCCGAGATCCGCCGGATCATCGAGACCCGCATGAGCAGCCAGCCGCGCGACCTGCAGAGGGAGATCGGCCCAAGCGAACTGGGCACCTCGTGCGTGCACTGCCTGGCCGCCAAACTGGCAGGCTGGCCGGAGCGCCGGCGGCCGGCTTGGCTGCCGTTCATCGGCACGTGCGTGCACGCCCGCTTCGAACAATGGTTCAAGGAGAGCGAGGAAACCGTGTTCACCGGTCCCGCGCCGGAGGACGAGCGTCGCCGGTTCGTGCCGGAAATGCGCGTCACCGTCGGCCACCTCCAGGGCCTGCACGCCGGATACGACGTCAAAGGCAGCATCGACCTGTACGACAGGAAGACCGGCAGCACCATCGACTGGAAGATCGTCGGCAACACCACGCTCACCAAGGTCAAGGCGCACGGGCCAAGCCAGCAGTACCGGGTGCAGGCGTCCTTGTACGGCATCGGCCTGGAGAACCGCGGGGAAGCGGTGCGGTACAGCCGCATCTACTTCCTGCCCAAGACCAAGACATCGCTCGCCGACACACTGCCCTGGCAAACCCAGTTCGACCCGAAGCCCGGCCGATGGGCACTCGCCCGAGCCCAGCTGCTCGTCAACCTCATGGACTGCATCGAACAGGCCGAAGGAGCCGAGGTGCGGGACGCGTGGATCCACAACCTGCCCGCCGCCGGACCGGACGGATGCTTCCAATGCCGATCCGCGGTCTGGCCCGACCAGGGAATGCCCGAAGGATTCGACGACAAGGAATGGCCGGCCATCCCCGACAAATGGGCCAGGCTCGCATCGGTCATCGAACCCGAATACCAAGAAAACCAACCAAAACAGTAACCGGAAAGGAAACCAACCATGTTCGCATCCAACCAGGGGTACGGCCAGCAGACCAGCCAGCAGGCGCAGCAGACGCCGGAGTTCGACGAGGACAGCATCATCGACAGCCTCGGACGAGGCGGCGGTAAGGCGTTCTTCAACGCCGACAGCCAGCCCGGCGCCACCATCACCGGCACCGTCGCCGAAGTCCACGCCTACCAGGCCAAGGACTTCCAGACCGGCGAACTCCAATACTCCAAGAGCGGCAAACCCAAGTACGACATGGTCATCAACCTGATCGACACCGACGCGCCCCGCGAGGACCAGTACGACGAGGGCGCCCGCAGCATCTACATCCACGGGTGGGGGGCCAATTGGACGCCTACCGTCTGGCCATGCGCAAGGCCGGCATCAACCGCTCGAAGCCCGGCGACCGCATGCGCGCCACCTACAAGGGACTCGGCCAGCCCATCGCACGCGGTTTGAGCGCGCCGAAGATGTACGAATACGAGTTCACCCGTTTGGACGACGTCGACCGGTTCGCCATGCAGGACCAGCAGCCGCCGGCATCCGGCCAAACGACGCAACCCGCCTACCGGCAGCCGCAGCAGGCCGGATATGCGCAACCGGCACAGCCGCGGGTCGACGTGCAGCAGATCCTGCAGCTCAAGCAGCTGGGCAAGAGCCCGCAGGAGATCGCCGGCATGCTCGGCCTGACCGTGGAACAGGTGATTGCGGCCGCCAACGGGCAGGCTCAGGGTAGCGAGAACGCGAGCGACGCGTTCTGATGACTGCCATTGGAAATCGGTGTCGGCCCGGCGTGCGAGGTCGGGCCGACACCGGCCATGTCGGAAGTTTCAATGATCGGAGGTGTGACAATGAGCAACGTCAGAGACGTTAGAGCAGACGACGGTGTGGACGTTTGCCGACATGGAAAAACGTCAGAGTCTGACATGCTCTTACGTTGCCAAAGTTCGAGGGAAAACCGCGTCATTCCAACGAAATATATATACTCTAACAACTCTTACGTAGTTTTGACTCTGTATATGTATTTATGTGTTGTTAGTGGGGTGTTGTATAGGCGCGTCAGCGTAAGACCCCGAAACGGGGTGCGATCATGAGCGACTGGAGCCAATACCACCCCATTCCGGCCGAATCGCTGCCCGCCCGGTTCGAGGGCGTGTTCAAGCTGCTCGAACTGACCTTCACCCCGCCCAACGACCGGACCATCGTCCGCACGCTCACCGGGCAAAGCCTCGAACTCGTCTGCGAAGGCGACGACGACGGACGCCGCGTCAAAACACCGGTCTGGCACGCCGGTTACCAGAAGGCCATCTGGGAGCTCAGGGAAGGACACCTGCGCTACTGCCCGAGCCAGGACCGCCTGTGGCGGAGAGACGGCGACGACGGGGACCATCCCGGCGACCGGCGCATCCTCAACAGCTGGCATCCCATCAAGACCATCGAGGACGAATACGCGGTCGGCACGACGAACAGCCGCGACCGCAACCCGTCCATCAGCGCGGCGATCCTCAGGGAGGCGAAACGGCCGCAATGGTTCAGACAGGTCGAACGCGGCGTGCGCATCGACCCTTGCGTGTGGATCCGCCGTGACGGCAGGGTCGTGTGCCTGCGTGACGAGACCGACGTGGCGGTCACGCAGACGTTCGACCCCAAGGGCATGGGCAACGCGGCCATCCAGCAGGCGATCCGCATCTGCCAATGGCTGACCGTCGACGAGAAGTCGGCGAGGAACCTGCTGCGCATGTTCGCGACCCCATGGCTCGAACCGTTCAAGCAATTGACCTACATCCTGTCCGGGCACGGTGGCGACGGCAAGACGCTGGTCGCCAGCCAGGCGTTGTACGGGGTGCTCGGTTCGAACCGCGTGTTCCCCGGGTTCAGCGTCGCCCAATACTGCTCGCGCGGCGGATACACCCTGGGACGTGAGTCGATGAACGACATGATGGACGGCAAGGCGTTCGCCTACGACGACGAAGCGTCGGCCGTCAGCGAGGACATGCTGCCCCAGTTGCGCGCATTGTCGACCGGCTCGCAGATGCAGGCGCGCGTCACCGGCGGCCGGTACCGCACCGTGACGCCGACCGCGACCATCGTCCTGTTGACGAACATGCCGTTCGCCGACAGCACGGAGAACAGCGACAGGCGCAGGTTCGTCAAGGTCGAGATGCATCCCAGCCAGGGGCGAACCTATGACGAGTACCATGCGATCGAACTGTTCTGCAGGAACCATCCAGCGGCGTTCTACGCCGCCTCGTGCCGACTGTGGGAGCAGGGCGACGAGCCCGAAGTCGTGAATCTCTCGCCGGCGCGCACTCTGTCGGACGAGACCTACTGGATCGTCAGCGAGATCATCGCCAACGAGCAGAAGTATGGTCAGCCGATCGCCGCGCGTGACGGATACCGGGACGAGTTCCACCATTCGATGCCGGACGACCTGCTTTCGCTGCTCGGGTTGAGGAACGGCACCACCGTCGTGTTCGGCAACGGCGCGAAGCGCGTGGTCAGGGTCTCCGACAGGGATCGTTTCGACGTGTACCGGCGGATGGTGGCCAGCGAGACGGACGACACGTCCGACATGGAGCGTGCGCGCTCCGAGGCGCTGGCCATGTCCACGCCTGCTTCTCTGCTGCCCATCGAAAGATACGAGACGTGCGCCGAAAACGCGAAGCTCGTGGAACAGCTGCTGGACGGCATGTGCGGGTTCGCGATGTGCGAAGGCAAACGCAAGGGCGACGTGTTCGATGAGAAGGTCAGCCTCAGCTGGCGGCGCCTCAATCGCGTCATGGAGCATCATGCCGGAGCCGACACCGTGCGACTGGACCAATCCAGGTATGCGGTCGTCCCGCTGGGCGATGTGTTCGTCATCGACTGCGATACGCCGAAGAAGGACGGCGAACCCGCCGAGGGCGAGCCACACGGTTTCCAAATCCTGCAGCAGGCGTTGGGAGAATACGGCGGCGACGGGTTGCGCAGCACGCTTGCTGTGCGCAGCCCGCACGGGCTGCACCTGTACTATCGTGCGCCCTCCGGGTACGACGTTCGCCTGCTGAAGAACAGCGTGCACCCGGACGATCTGCCCATCGACCTGCGCGTCTCCGGCAAGGGATATGTACTCGGCCCATGGTCGCACGCCAACGGCGGCGACTACCGGCTCGTCGACCTGCCGGACGGCGACGTCATACCCGAGGCCAGCCCACAGCTCATGGCATGGCTCCGGTCGCACGACTACACCGAACAGCCGAATGTTGCGCAGCGACCGTTGACGCCGTTCGACCTACCGAACGAATCACCGAGGCGCCACGGCAACGGGAAGCCGGACATGACTCCGGTCCCCGAGGGGCAACGCAACCAGACGCTACACGACTGGGCGTACGGTCGGGCCGCCAACCACCGCGACAACTGGCCGCAGATCGAACGCGACCTGTACGAGCGCGGCCACGCCAGCGGCCTGAAAGACCAGGAACTGGAAACCATCTGGAAAAGCATCATGAGACAACTAGGAGGACTCCGATGAGAGTGCATGAGCGGATCATCATCACCTACGTGGTCGCCGACGTGGATGGCGAATCATGCAGGCAGATCCCGCTGGTCGTGTTCGAGCACACCAGACACGACCAGTGGGTGCCAATGTTGACCGGGTTCGCGCGCGACGACGTACCAGGAGCCCATGGCGTCGGACTGCGGGTCGAGCTGGCCAAGGCCGTCGACGAGCTGCACTCGCGGATCCACGACATCGCCTTCGAGGACTAGACGATGGGCGTCACGGTCAAACCCAAGGAGCGCAAGCCGCCGTGGCTGCACCGGTTGTGCACGGACGGGGCGGGCGCCATGCTCCACGACGTGCTGTGCGAAGGCTGCGGACGCTACATATGCCAATGCCGTGACGGTGTATGGGAGACATGGGATCCCGGCGTCGTATCCGGCGACGACCTGCCCGTGGCGATCGTGCTGCGCCGCCCGCTGACACGGCTCGTCCGCCATCCCGACGGGCAGGTCAGCCTGCGCGACGTGTGCGGCGTCCAAGGACTCGCCCCGCAGGGCGAATACCTCGCCGGACACTGCTGTGGGCTGCTGCCGGTCAGCACACGCCCATACAAGCCGCACAACCGCAGATCCAAGGCCGACCGGATGGAATGGCCCGACATCACCTACCCGTCCACGCTCAGCAAGGATTCGTGGGCGGCCGACATGGAAAGGACACTCATATGAGCATCGACATCACCGGGCAGGCGCTCGATTCGATGGAGACCGTCGATATGCCGTCCGCGCCTGCCGAAGCCTACGTGCTCGGCTACCGGCAAGGATGGAACCAGGCGCTCGCGCTCGCCATCCAGGTCGAGCAGGCCATCAACAACAGCGACAACCTGTTTTCGGACAGGATGCCGGCATGAGCATCGACTGGCAGAACGATCCGGAACTGGCCGACCTGGTGCGCCGTGCCCGCAACGGCGAGCGCATCGTGGATGATTCCGACGTCGAGGCGGATCGGCGTGAGGCGCGGAAGGCCAGGAACCGTGAGGCGTCGCGCTTGTGTCATGCGAGGCGTCGCGCAAGGCTTAAGGCCATGAGGGATGGGACAATGGAATAGGCGAAAAGCCCGGCATTCCTTCGGACACCGGGCTTCCACGTGTGGTAGCGGGAAGCATGATAGACGAAGGAGTTGGGAATGTCAGTCGCCACGTGTCAAGTATGCGATCAGCCGGTCGAAACCGGGTACGCGTTGTGCCCGGCGTGCGAGCTCGACTTCGCACTCCTGCTGCTGCAGTTCGTGCCATGGATGCACGCGTTGGAGGCCAGTCTGGATGCGACCTTGCATCCGGGAGGCCATCAGCCCGTCAGGATCATCACGCCGGTAGCGCCGACCCCGCTGCGCCTGGACGTGCTCGACCATCTCGACCTGCTCGCCAGCATCGCCCAGGGACTATGGCGGCGATTGGAAGGTGTGAACCCTCTCAAATGGCAGCGCGACCTGTGCCCGGACGTCATCGGATGCCTCACCGACGCCGCCATGCACCCCGACCTCGTCAAGATTCCCGACATCGGCATGTACGTCAGCCAATTCCAGAGGCTCAAACCCAAGACGCTGGCAATCATCGACCCGCCCGACCGTGCGACGCCCATCGGCCAATGCCTCCAATGCGGGCTCACCATCACCGCCACACGGGACGCCGAAACCGTCACCTGCCCCGTCTGCGGCAGGGAGCAGACGGCGAGCGCCGTGCGCCTCGACCTTCTGGAGCGCAGCATCCGCAGCGGCAAGGCGTTTACGGCGGGGGAGTGCGCGCGACTATTGCGCGGCGCTGGCTATTCGGTGTCGGGTTCCACGATCCGATCGTGGAAGCATCGCGGGCTGCTCCAGTCCGATGGGAAGGACGAGCGGGATCAGCCCGTCTATAGGCTTCGCGATGTGGCCGCCCTGTTGCGCGACACGCCGAGTGACTGACGTTCCGGAGGCTGCAACGCATACTTGTCAGTGGATTAGAGGGTCTGAATCATGGCAGTGAATCACGTTCAGGCCCTCGATTCATATCCGATGGATGGTTGGCGGAGCAGCCGAACGCACCCGCTCGCTAAGCGGGAGACCCTGACGGGTCCGCAGGTGCGAATCCTGCACCATCCGCTCCATGGCGCTCCGGGTAATCCCCAGCACCCGAAGCGCCATGATCCCCCAAACGCGTGTAGAATCTGTGGTAACAACCGCAAACTACACCGATGTCGTTCAAGCTGGGGAGCATGGATGGTCAGAAGTACTGTTGACTACTACGCCTTTACTGTAAAAACGCGGAAAAAGAATCCAGATATTCCTCGCGACGTTCTGGATGTCGGGGGCGGATACAGTGTCTTAGCATATCTATGTTCCTATTTAGAGCACGTCAAGGGTACCATTCTCAAAGATGAGAGACGGGAACGAATATATTCCGTAAGCGATTATGAAGTCCATGGACGGCTTGTGCTGATTGATGTGTTGTCCGGTCAGTACGGTGAAAGTGGCCAATTGCTGGACATACTTCGTGGCAACGTTGTTAGAGACATCAATCCCGACGAAGCTGCCGTGAAAACAGTCAGAATAGTTTTTTGCTGCCCTAGAGGCGATGATGTGAAGATGGCGATCTTTGCCGTCGAACACATGAATTCCATTAACGGAAAATTTGTGATTGACTATTTCGCGAAATGCTTACGTGCTTTTATCCCGGGATTGGTCGCGAAAATCGATGGGATTCTCGAAAAGGAAGCGTGGCTGGATTCAAGTAGCCTTATTTCGATGAAAATTCCCATTAGCAGCACCGACCAACAGCTGACGGTCGATAACGGATTGGACGATGATCCCAAGGAAACGATGTATGGCCGCATGGCATTGGTTGTTCTGCCTCCGAAGGGTGTCTCTGTGCTTAATCCGAGATTCTGGCGGGCGCTGAGGAAAAAGAATATGGGAAGGGAAGGGATTCTGACAATTCCGTCATTGAATAATGAATCTGTTCCCAAACAAGGAGTCCTGGTCGAGGCTGCGGGAATCGATGGTCGCAAAAAGACGTTCACAATCGGCAATGAGAAGAGTCCGAAAATTCGTGAGGTTATTACCGGAGACGGTGAGCCACGTTTGGATAACGGACAACTAAGGCGTGTGCTTTCTGATTCTATCTTTAGCAAATATCATGATGAACAGATTCGTCTTGAAGCTGGGTGGGACAGTGGAGAGATACATGAAGAGATACCGGATTCGGACGTTATTGACTGGAATAGATTATTTGAACAGATAAATCCGCAAAATGGTGATAGATATGAACTTGAATCATAACGGCATCGTCTATCACTACATGTGTACATTGGCTCCGAAGATTCGTGAATCAGACGATGAGCGAAATGTTGCGTGGAAATACATATTGCGGGAATTATTGTGTCCGACGATTGTCGCAATATTGGATTTTTGTTTTGGACGGTTTGCGGTAAACGCCGATATTATCGTATCGGCTTTAGGTGTCCTCGGAGGTTTATTGTTTGCACACGCTATTTTCGTGTTTGAACTTAGAATGACATATAATCAAAATTTGCGAGAACGCGTGAAAAATGGAGAAATTCAAGCTGAGAATTTAAAACTTACGCGACTCGTGGATGACATGTTCTTCAGCGTTGTATACTCGTCGGCTCTTGCTCTCGGAATAACTATATTGACCTCTATGGGGTCTTCGCTTGGGATATATGGTCAATTACCTGATATAGGGAAAAAAGTAGTTTCAGCGATTGTTGTATGGCTAATGACTCATTTAGCGTTCTGCATATATCGGGTACTGAAGATAACGACAAGTGCGTATGGAGAATTACGAAAGAAACGTATCGCATAAGTTCAGCCCCGCCTTGTTGCGGGGCTTTCGCATATTGAGGGAGGTGCATGATGCCGCCCACCATCACATTGAGGATCACGGACAACGCCGACCGGCAGCTTGCCAGCATGAGCGTGCCAGTCCCGTTGAGCGGTGAGCCGGGCGAGTGCGCCATGTTCGACGCTGAACGATTCGAACGATTGCTCGACCGGGCGGCCATCGCGTTCCGCAAGGTGTTCGACGATGGCGTCAAGGAGTAACACGCGCCGGAGCAACGGGCATCGCAGGGACATGCTGCGCAGGCGCGTGCTCGCCGCCTACGATGTGTGCGCCATCTGCGGCAAGCCCGTAGACAAGACATTGAGATCACCGCATCCCATGAGCGCGGAGGTGGACGAGCTCATCCCCGTCTCGCGTGGCGGCGACCCGTTGAGCTTCGCCAACTGTAGGCTCACGCACCGGCGGTGCAACCGGTTGAAGAGCGACAAGAGCGACGAGTACGCGAGAAGACAACTGGAAGGAAAGACCGAACCGACTGCGCGGGCGCTGCCGTTCGCGACGGTCGGCCTCGACTGACACGACACGCCCGGAATGCACGGGGAGGGTCCCCGGGGAGCCCCATGCCGGCCACCTCGGGTGCAGGGCCGATATCCCCCCACGGTTTGAACGGCTGAATCGGTTGGGCGGCTGAACATTGAAACGAGGTGGCTGCGATGCGGTGTCTGGTGTGCGGCGAGCGGTTTCAACCAACCAACCACAACGGGAAGACGCAGAAGTACTGTTCGAAGTCCTGCAAGAACCGTGCCGCGTATCTCAGGCGCAAAGGCATGCCGGTGGGCGAGCGCGCCTCCGCCGATCCGTCGCCTGTCGATGCGGGCGGCGGAGGCCATGAGCTTGGCCGGCGCGAATTCGAGCGGATGATGGACGACAGTCTGGAGGACGTGCTGCGCATGAACCGCGACCGGCTCAAGGCCGCGCTGCAGGACCCGTCCACGCCGACGAACGCGCTGCCGGGCATCAGCCGGCAGCTGATCGACGTGTGCGAGCGGCTGCAGGGCATGAGCGGGCAGGGAGGACTGTTCGACGACGAGAGCATGGAGGTGGTCGAGGATGTCGGAGCGTCGATTGTCTGAGCTCGCCCGGCATCTGGTCGTCCCCGACGGCATCGTGGGCAGCGATTTCAATATGGTCAATCGTGCGGCGGCGCGGATCGGCATCCGGTACGACCTGTGGCAGCAAGGGTTCCTGTACCTGCTGCTCGCCAGGAAGGCGGACGGAAGGTACGCTTGCGGCACTGCGGGCGGCGTGGTCTCCTCCTGCCGGCAGATCGGCAAGACGTTCACCGTGGGCAGCGCCATCCTGCTGCTCGCCGCGGCCAGACCGTTGAAGGTGATCTGGACCGCGCACCACACGCGCACGTCCGACGAGACGTTCGCGAGCCTGTGTTCGCTGGCGGAGCGGCCGAAGCTCAAGCCGTACGTGGCGGGCATCCGCCGCGCCAACGGCCAGCAGGAGATCCGTCTCGGCAACGGGTCGCGCATCATGTTCGGCGCCAGGGAGAACGGGTTCGGCCGAGGCCTGACCGGCGTGGACATGGAGATCTTCGACGAGGCGCAGATCCTGACCGTGCGCGCCTTGTCGAACCTCGTGCCGATCACCAACACGAGTCCGAACCCGCTGATCGTGTTCATGGGCAACCCGCCCAAGCCCGGCGACCCGTCGGACGCGTTCGAGGAGAAACGCACGCGCGCCCTGTCGGCGGGCGGCGTGCTGTACGTCGAGTTCTCCGCCGACAGGGACGCCGACCCGGACGACCGCGCACAGTGGGCCAAGGCGAACCCCTCGTACCCGGAACGCACCGACGAGGACGCGATCCTCAGGATGCGCGAGAACCTGCCGACGGACGCGTTCCGCCGCGAGGCGCTGGGCATCTGGGACGAGACCGCGACAAGCGTGGCCATCGACCCCGCCAAATGGACGGCCGCGGAATCCATGCCGGAAAACCTGCCGGATGGGGGAACGTTGAATTTCGGCTTGGATATGCCGCCCGACCGCAGCGTGCTGACCATCGGATGCGCGATCCGCTACCCGGACGGTCGGGCGCTCGTCCAGATGGCCGATATCAAGGACGCGCGCCACGACGGCCTGCAGTGGGCGGTGGACTGGCTGGCTGAACGCTGGCTGAAAACGGCGAGCGTGGTTATCGACTCCCAGTCGCCGGCCACGAGCCTGCTGCCCGACCTCAAACGGGCGCACGTCAGGGCCACGGTGACCGGCATGAACGAGATGGGCCGCGCATGCGGCCGGTTCATGGACATGCTCAACGACAAAACACTCATCCACCTGCCCGACACGATGCAACCCCAACTGGCGGCCGCCGTCAAGGGCGCGACCATCCGCCCGATCGGCCGATCGGGCGCGTTCGGCTGGAACAAGCTCGGTTCTGACGTGGACATCAGCCCGCTGGTCGCCTGCACGCTCGCCCTCTGGGGCGCATACACGACAAAACGACACCCCGGACGCAAACAGGAGGTGATGTTCTGATGGTGTTCTACCTCGCCGACGGCACCCCGGTGTCCAGCGCTCCGAAGATCACCGGCAGCAGCTGGCTGGACACCGGATCGGCCAGCATAGGCGCCATCGGAGGCGTCGACGCCGTGGACATGCCCGTCATCCGCGAGCTGCTGAAGGTGTGGCGCGACAAATACCCGCGCAACGCGATCCGCGGAGCCTACTACGACTGCAAGGAACGGTTCAAGGATTTCGGCATCAGCATCCCCGACCGCATCAAAAGCAAGGTCGAGGCGATGATCGGATGGCCCGAACTGGCCGTACGAAGCCTGTCCGACCTGCAGGGGTTCAGCGTCACGGGCGACGACACACTCGGCATCAACGAGCTGTTCGACGACAACATGCTCGACGTGACCGCGGGCGAGGCCATCGTCAGCGCGTACAAGCATTCCTGCAGCTTCCTGACCGTGGCCGCAGACCCGGACCACACCGACCGCATCCAGATCATCCCCAGATCCGCCGACTGGTCGGCCGGAATCTGGGACCGGGCGCGCCACCGTCTCGCAGCAGCCCTGACTATCACCCAATCCGACGACGACGGAAGAATCTGCGGATTCAACGTATGGCTACCCGGCCGCAACTACGTGTGCTCCGCACGAATGGGCAAATGGAACGCCGAACGGTATGACACGGAATTCGACCAACCCACGGTGGTCTCGCTGGCCTACGACAGACAGATGGACAGGCCATTCGGCCATTCGCGCATCAGCCGGAGCCTGATGAGCCTGGTCGACGCCGGCTTCCGCACCGTCGTCCGCATGGAAGCCAGCGCCGAATTCTACAGCGTGCCTAAACTGTGGTTCCTGGGCGCGAACAAGGACGCGTTCAGCACGAACACGTGGACCAGCCTCATCCAGGCGATCAACGCGATCAGCGCCGACGAGGACGGCAACATCCCGCAGATCCACCAGGTGCAGCAGGCCAGCATGACCCCACACAGCGACATGCTCAAGACCATGGCCATGCTCGTCGCCTCGCAGACACGAGTACCGGTCGACTACCTGGGCATCACCCTGGACAACCCGACCAGCGCCGAGGCCATGGCCAGCGCGGAACGACGGCTCACCCGCATCGCCGACCGCCAGAACGTCAGCTTCGGCCGCGAGATCAAACGCGCCATGGGCATCGCCTGTGCCCTACGCGAGGGACAACACGAGATCCCCGACGCCATGCGCGACGTCTACCCCGTGTGGGCGCCCACCAGAGAGATCAGCGACGCCGCCCGTGCCGACGCGTTCACCAAGATCGCCGACAAGGTCACTGGATACGCCGACAGCGACGTGGGCCTCGAACGCCTGGGACTGAGCCACGAGGAGATCGTCCGGCTGAAGGCCGACCAGCAAAGGCAGCGCTCGCAGCGCCACATCGACCAGCTGATCGACAGCGTGACCGGATCCGGAAAGGACGTTGCCGATGGCGGAGAAGGAACGGCTCAGGGCGAATGACCTGCTGAAGGCGGCGCTTGAGAAAGCGGAGAACGACTACGAGACCAATCTCGACAACCTCATCGACGCCGCCACGCAGGCCATCGAGGACGCATACGATCCGGAAACCGGATCATGGCGAGCCGGACGAGATCCGCGAGACATCATCCGGGAGTTCACCAGGGACGCCGGAGAGCTTGCCAACAGCTACTACGAAGTGTGGATTGGCTACAATGTATTAGACAGTCCGATGAGGGACGAATGACATGAGATTGGAGGCCGACGATGGCCGACCCGAAGCATCCCCGCCACTACGAGGAGTCGTTCAAGCGGCAGATCGTGCAGC